TTCTTAATCATGGCATAAAGCTTTGTCTTTCCGCAAGCGGTTATCTCTAAGACTTCTTTTAATTTGAGTAATTTCATTTTCTACCTGCCTTTCTAATCTTCATCAGGCGGCATTTCCGCCGCCTGTCGGATTGGTAGTTATTCAGCCTCCGGCGCATTATCGCCCTTGTCGTAAATCTGCAAGTATGCGCGTTAAATCAAGGCTTGCGCGTTTTACCGCTCCTGAGTGTTTTGGGCTGTAATAAAATTTACCTGGTATAAATTCGCTTTCTGTTTTGTTTTCAAGAAAAATCTCTGCACGTTTTAGGAAACGCTCTGCTTCTTTCATGGCTGTTTTTAATGTTTCAATTTCCATTTTATAACTCCTATTTAATCTGTACGGTGTATTCTTTGCGGTCATGCGGCTTGTTTTGGTTTACCGCCTGCGCTTGGTAGTAGGCGCATATACCGTCTGCGCTTGGATAGGTTAAGACGTTGATTGCCTCGACCTTGTAAACCGCGCCGTCCTGTGCCTCAAATTCCTGCCCGATTTTGTACGGGCAGCCGTGTTTTTCGGGGTTATCTTTCAGGTCGTCTAAAAGCTCGCCCCGTTTTCTGTTGAGATAATCTATCGCTGCTGATAGCTGGCGTAGGTCGTCTGAAATTTTCATTGTGCTGTCCTTACTCTTCAGGCGGTTTAGGTAGGTACATCCAATGGCTGACAGGGTGCTCATCATCACACATCCGCGACCCGAAATTGTCATAAGATATTGTTTCTTCGCATAGCCCCCAAAGGGTGAAGTCACCATCATCATCTAATTCTACTAAGGTAAACAGCCCGCTTGTGAATCTGCCGCTGTCTTCAAACCAGCCAGCCCATACGGTGGTATCTAACGGCGGTAACTCTTCAGATACTTTCTTCCATTCGTTCATCTTTGTCCTTTCTGATATTCATTTATTTGCGCTTGCCCTTTCGGGATTCCTGATACTTCCACCGCGATGACGACGGCGGCGATCAGGATTGCGACAATTATTTCTTTCATGCCGCCGCGTCCTGTCGCATAAGACTAATCAGGTTCGCCGCCCGCTTGAAATGCTTAGTCCAGTTGAAACAACTGAAGCCGGTGCCGCTGTCGCAATGTCGGATAATGTTTTCCGAATCCTTGACGGCTTGAACCAGTGCGCCGCCCTTATTCTTGACAAGAATTTTCATCATCGGTTGCCGCACGTCTCCGATGCGTTGCGGGCGTACAGGATTCAGCGGCTTGCCGTACATCGCCGATAACTCCGCGTCTGCGTGAATGCCCACATCGTAAAGCAGGTTGGCGGCGTGTAGGATTCTGTCGGAAAATTCCGCATAGGGCATCTTCAGTCGGCGGGCTTCCGCGCGGGAATCGCTACCGTTGACGACCTTATCAACCGCTGAAATGATTCCGCCATCAAGCTCTAAAAAGGTCATGGATTTTTTTGTAACACTGACGGCGATTGAGTATGTGGATACTTCGGCAATCAAGCGAACCGGCGCGTCTTTCAAAAACTCTTCATACGCGACGAAGAGATTAGACAGCGGGCGCAATACCAATTGACGTTGATTCGGGCTAAGGTCGTCAAAATCCTTAGTCCATTGCGCGACTGCTTGCGACGCTTCCCTGCATGCAAACTCCACGCTTTTCTCGTTCGCGGGGTCGTCTGTGTTGCAGTACAAGCCCAATCGTTGCACCTGCTTAATGATATGCTCTGCGAAGTTGATTAATTCCTGATTGCAGGCGTAGCGCATATCTTGCAGGGACAGCCACATTTTGACGCTGCACGTTACCGCTTCGTCTGCGGATACTTTCACGCCTGACAACATCTCGGCGATGTTTTCTTTTTTCGCTTTTGACAAAGTGGATAGGCGGTTTCGGTCAATGTTTTTGACTGCTCCCGCGCGTTTCAGGGCGCGCTCTTGCTGCGTTAATTTCTTTGCTGCTCGCTTGGCGGCAAGTATTTGGCTTGCCGTCGGTTTTGCTGTTGCTGTTACTGTTTGCATTTTGTTTCCTCGTTTTGCCGTCCTATCAACGGCTCGGGCGTTCGGCTGCCTGCCTGTGGGGATTAGTCGTCTTTTTCAGGGAAAAACTCAAGAACGCTTGGATATTTGGGCCAGTTGGTAACAAAACCGTCTGCGTTAATCTCAAGATTGATGTAATCCCCATAATCGCCAGGAATTAAATCATTCGGGACGTAGTAGTTATCAATCTTTGCTACTTCTAAACCACCCGAATCAAACAAAGTGTAAACGCCATTATCACAAACCTTGTCATAGATATTAACCGGCTCACTTCCCTGCCAAGACACGACCTTACCTGTATCAACTTCAATTAATAAATCTAACTCGCCATCGTCGTTAAATAAATGATTCGGCAAGTTTTCTGAAACATCATCATGTAATTCAACTTCTATTCTTACAGAATGAGTTTCAACTTCGGTTAATTTGTAAACTTCTACTTTCATTTTTTGCTCCTAAAATAGTCTAAACATCATTGCTTCAGGCTTCCTGCCTGTTGGTTAATTGTCTGCTTGTAATTGCATTGCCGCGTCTATCGCGTCACGCATATTGTCGAGATGTTTTTCAACACACTCGCGCGGGAGTAATACGCTGCCTATTTTGTTGTGCTTGTCTGCCAACCAATCAAGGCGCACGGTGTCAGGGTGTGGGATAAGCTCAAGCTCTTCGGCATAGTCAACATCAGACGTTGTATTGCCCTTGAGAACGAACCAAACAGATTGGAATTGCGCATGTATAACAACCCCTGTCGCGCCATCTGATTTCCGACGCATAAGGTCGCCGAATTTAAATTGATGGGTCATTTTTTTATTCCTTCCCCTTTTAGGAACGCTGAGTTATTAATCATGGTTTGAGCAGTAACAATAAAACCATTTGGATTTTCTTTGATATGCTTGGAAATATCATTAATAAAAATAGATACTAATGCCGCTGATAAGTAAGCAATTTTTTCAGTTACATTATCTCCATGTACCTGATTTATATCAGGTGCCTCTAAATCAATGCCTACATCATCAGCAGAAATTTTGAAAATATATTCAGTCATTTTTTAATCCCTTACTCAAAATGAGATGTCGTTCGATTCATCATCAACGGGCGCGGCTGGTGCGGCTGGTGCTGCTTGCGCCGATTGTCCGTCATTGTTTCCACCGCCCAGCATCTTCATTTCGTTTGCGATGATGTCGTATGCGGTACGTTCGATGCCGTCTTTGCCCTGATATTTACGGCTTTGGATTTTGCCTTCTAAATACACTTGGCTGCCTTTCTTCAGGTATTGGCCGGCGATTTCAGCAAGGCGGCGATACATGGTGATGTTGTGCCACTCGGTGCGTTCTTGCCGTTGCCCGTTGCGGTCGTTCCATGCCTCGCTTGTTGCGACGCTGAAATTACAAACCGCCTCGCCGTTGGGCATGAAGCGCGTTTCAGGGTCTTTGCCCAATCGTCCGATTAAAATTACTTTATTCAGCATTTTTGCTTCCTTTTAAAACTGTTTTGACAGGCTTCCAAACGGCCTTCCCGTTCACTTCCTGCGCCTGCCTGATTCCTACGATGTGGATGTCAGGATTACCCGCCGACAGCCTGATAAACTCTTCGGCGGTCTCAATCGACGAATACTCAGGGCTGATTTGGTAGCGGCTGTTGCTCAACCGCTTCCATTTGCGCTGGTCTTCGTACCACTTGCAATCCTCTTTGTTGTAAACAAGCCGCCGCCGTTTCTCTTCTTCGGGGCGGCATTTGCCAAAGACTGCGAACATTTCAGTCGTCCTTAAATTCTTCATACCCATCAACAGTAATAATTCGTCGTTGACTGGATATCCCGCCGTTTTTATTCATAACGTTGCCGATTGCGGTAAATTCGCCGTCGCGCAGTTCTGCAAAGTTGAGCAGGATTCTCAGTTTTACCGGACCATTTTTATTTATAAGGATGGTCTTCCCAAACTCCCACCCTGTATCTTGTTCAAAAATTTCTTTGCCTACATCAAGATATTCGGCTTCTTTTTCGGCTAGTTTTTTCTTTAATTCAAAGATTTCGCTTTTGTATTGATTCAGGGTGTCTAAACGATTTTCCATTTTCATCTCCGATTCAGACGACCTTTCAGTTCGCCTGAAATTTTCATTACAGGGCGTTGATTTCTGCCTTTTGCTCGTCGGTCAGGTTGTAGTTTTCCAAGACGTCGGAAACTTCTTTCATGCCGGTGGATACCGCCTCCACCAATGCCGCGAACTGTTCTTCGGTCGGCGTGAGCTTGGTTTGCTCTACTACGTCAGCCGTAATAGTGTTTTCGGCAATTTGCTTAAACCGTTCATGATTCTCACTGCCCAGCTTCAGACGACCTGCGGCACCAATATCGGAAAACCATTTTTTGTATTCCTCGATACCCTTGTTTGCCGCCGCCTCGCCATCAGAAATCAGACTATCTAACTCAGGGTCTGCTTTTGCTTCCTTGGGTGGTTCAGGTGCTTGGATTCGCTGCGCCTCGTCTTCGTCGTAGATTCCGCCAAAACCGAACGCTAAGCGCGCGGCTTGAATCATCGCTTTGTGTCGGAGCATTCGGCGCGGGTGGCTGTTCCACGGCTGTGTATTGCGTTTACACTCTTCCAAGTATTCGGTTACGGTTGTTGGATGGTTTCTGTCTTTGCGGTAGATTTTGCAAGTGCAGCTTTCCGCGTCGGCGGTAAATTCCATGCCGTCAAATTGCGGATGGCTATTGATGATTCTTGCCCAGCCGTCCACACCGACCACGGGCGTGATACCGTTGTTTTTATCGGGGAATGCGTAAATCTCTTTGGTAAACGGGTTTAGTCCGTATTGGGTTGATACAATCATCAGGGCGTTAAATTGCGCGTCTGTCGCATTACCTTTAAAGGCGGTTGCTTTAAGCGTTTGCACAAGCTCTTGCGGATCGCCTTGAATGTTGAATTGTTTTGCAAGTGCTACGGCTTGGTTTTGGGCGATACTCATTTTTAAATTCCTTATTTGTATTGATTCAGAAGCGTTTCGTAATAGGCTTGGCAGGCTGTTACACGCTCTTTGATTAGTTCGATTTTTTCGTCATCGCGCATGACGGTTACTGTCGTTATGCGCTTTTCAATCGGGATGGCTTCCACAAGGTCGATGAATTTCTCACGGTCTTCCCACGGCTTCAGCAAATCTTCTGGCGTGGGCAACAGCCAAAAATCAATGTCGGCGCGATCGCAATCGAACAGCCACATATAGCCTTGCATTTGCCAGTCGTAACCGGCTTTGGCTGCTTTCTTTTCGGCTTCGTCGCGAAAGAATGGATGTGTCCCGATGTCCCATGAACACTTTGTATCAACAATCAGGCGGTCGTCTGAATCGTAAACATCACATTCGCCCGTCAGCCAGTCATTGACGCGCCGCTCGATGTTTTTTCGGTACTCTTTGCCCCGAACCAGTCCACTGTATTTGATGGCGGTCTCTTCCATTAGGTCGCCCTTTTCGGTAAAGGCGTTGCCATCGAAAGATTCAAAGCCGAACAGTTCACGCTTTGCCATCTCTATCAGTTTTGATTTGGCGGTCTCCGTGATGGTCTCGCCTTTGGTTTTTGGCTTGCCGATGATGTCGGCGATGGAAGAACAACGAATCCTCATAACCCACCCGCCAAAAGGCTATCCATATATTTCCGCGCCGCCTTTTCGGTTTTGAAAATCTGCACGTCTTGCAACGCCGCACGTTTTGCCTTATCAGGTCGGAACGTAACCTTGTTGTAACCGTCGGGCATGATTCCGACCTGATAGCCGCCTTTGACTTTTCGCATGACGACGTTAAGGCTGCGCGGCAAGCCCATAAAACCTTTTACTTTTGCCGACAGGCTGCCTGCAATTCCGTATGGTCGATGGTTCATTTCGGAATCTCCTTGTATTTGCAATATCGCATTGATGGTTTGCCAGTTTTCTTATCCACCTTCTCATTACCATGCTTATCAACTCGAGGTTTGAGAATTGCTATATAAACAGGGCGGACAAAATCTTCCTGCCCCTCGCAAAGCTCCACAAAATCCATAGCTATCTTTTCGGATGAGAAGTCACCTGAAATTTGATAGCAGCCTGTATCTTTGCCGAAGGTCTTTTCTTCGTCTTGGACTTTTACTCCAAATTTATTAAATGACTTTTCATATTCTTTTTTCTTTGATTTACCAAATACTGCAAACATTATTTAACCTCCGCGTCGCCGCGGATTCTCTCGGCGGCTGTCAGTTGTTCGTACATTTCCGCGATTGCGGCTTCGTTTTCACGTGTCGCCTTTGCTGCTGCTTGCATTTCATGGCGGGCAACGGCGTCGCGGATGTTTTCGTATGGGTCGATAGCGTCCACACTGATTGAAGAAGCTGTCGTGTAGTCCATATATGCCTGCGCTTTGGCGTATGCCTGCACGCAAAAAGCTACTGCCGCCGAAGCGATGATGATTGCTGTGTATTTCATGGTTTCCTCGCTGATTCATGATGTTTGGGATTGCCCGCCGAATCTTCCTTACTAGACTCAGCGGGCTGGCTGCTTCTTCGTTCAACCTGCGCCGCGGCAACTAAAGGTATCGTCGCCCGCGCCTTGTCGCGGTTTAAGGCGGTGTAAAACTTTTCAATCAAAACCACCGCCGGCATTCCCACTCACGACTTACGGTCTGCCTACTCTATTCCACTTCATGGGTATTCTTTGCTGTCGTCAGGCTGCGATAATCCGCGCCTGCTCGATATATCTGTCTGCGTAAAAGTCGAGATTTTCGATTCGTGTGTAGTAATGGCCGTCCTCTATGGCTTCCTCCATCACTTCCATCATTTCATCGCTAATCCACGCTGCTCCATCTCGCAGGCTCATTCTGTACTCCCACTGACGCGGGGTCTCGTCTTGGCACTCTTTAAGGGCTTCGCGGTACTCAAACGCTGTTTTCATGACGAGATATTCGATGTCGTCTTCCATCGTGAAAAACCGTTCTTGCTTCGCCTCGCTGATTGCCTGCGCTCTCGTGTAGGCTGCGTCCTCGCCACTCATTCCCCAGTCAGTGGATACATATCCGATGCTGCTCATTTGATGACCTCGCATTTGATTGACGGCGACGATGTGATTTTTAATTTCGTGCCGTCTGAAAACAGGTAGAAATCCGTGTCGCCGTCTGACAGTTTCACTTTGCCGCCAATCATCTTGATGGTCTCGATTGTGTCGCTGTAAAGCTGGTAGTCAGGAAATCCAAACTCGACCATACTGTCAAATTCACTTTTCACCCATTGCGCCAAGTGTGGCTCATGGACTTTAATGTCTATTAAATTCGATGAACTATTCATCTTGCGTTTCCTCGCGTTGTTGTCTTAATCAAGGGGTCGGTTTCCCAAACCCTTGATTAAGCCGCCTGTCTTTCAAAGCGGCTCTGTTTGCGCTGCGGGTCATTGTCTTTTCGGCTCCCCGCCTGCCTGTAACCGTTTGTTCGACTTCCCCCATCTTTCGATGTCTTGCTGTCGGCTTTCGCCTACCTGAAGGGCGGTTACTGCGTTTCCTGACTTTTAAAGAGCATTGAAACCGTGTCAGACTTTGTTTAGCTGTCTGTTTTGTTTCGATGTGTGTATTATAGCAAAGCTAAATAGAATGTAAATAGCAATGCTAATATAATTTGCTATATTTTTTGCTATATATTGATTTTAAAAAGAATTTAGTTTGAACTGGTTTGAACTGCTGCGAACTAGGCGAAAAAAAGCCGCCCTAAATCGGCGGCTGTCAAGGTAGTAGCTTGTTGATTCCCTATTTCGGATATGAGAAAGCCCGCATTGCGCGGGCTAGATTTAGATAACTGGCAGGTAGCAACATCGGCAACCTGATTTGTGCGTACATTGTGCATGGGGCAAAACAGGGGCTTCAGACGACCTATATGTTTTGCCACTTTGCGATTTACAAAACTCGCAACTATCAGGGCAGCCTAAAATCTCAACCTCTTTGTATTGTTTAAGTTCCTGCCTTGATTTTGCACGGGACAGCAACATTAAAGGGACGGCAGAATCGGAAAGATTGGATGATGCAAATTCATGTCGATAAAGCCATTTAGGGATTTGGCTTAGTCCCCAAACGAAGTTAAACGCGGCAATGATACGCGCGGCATTTAAATCATCATCGCTGATTTCGCCCAGTGTCTCGAGGGTTTCTGAAAATATAGATTCCAAGATTTCAACGTCTGACGGTTCAGGGTATCTCGCCCAGTATTCTTGAGGGGATACGCCCGAAAACAGCCCGCGCGGTTGAGGTTGTGATAATTCATAATCAGCAACCGTCCGATACGCCGCCGATATATTGCCTGATCGGATTTGCTGCAAACTGATTCTGTATGCTTCGTCTCTATCCATCATGCAATCACACTCCACCAAAACACGCGCCCGATGATGTTCATTTCATCTGCGTCGGCTTCTTCATCGGGGTAGGCTTCGGAATTGTAGCTTTTGATGCGGATTTTATTGTCGGGCAGCTTTTGCAGGATTTTTGTCCGCAACAACCCGCCATGATTGACGGCGTAGATTTTACCGTCCTTGATTACCTTGTCAGCGGTATTGATGCCGAGCGTCGCGCCATCGGGGAATACTGGCTCCATGCTGTCGCCGTCTGCGCAAACGCAAACCACATCGGCAGGATTGATGCCATACCGCCTAAGTGTTGATTTAGAAAACCGCAGTTTATAGCCGTTGTAGTCCTCGATGTCGTCTGAAAATCCGTTCCCTGCTGACAGATGAATGTCCTTGTAGAACGGTACTTCGCAATCGTCGGGCGATAACGGCGTCTTGCTATCCCAAACGTCCAATGTGCCAATTACTGTGGCGTTTGATTCAGGTCGTCTGAAATCCTCTTTCCCGTCTAACCACCCGCGCGGCAAAGATAGGGAATCTTCAATCTGCGCCGCCGCGCCATTTCCTATATTCCGATAGCCATTTACCCACTGGTTTACCTGCGCTGGTGCTTTCCCAATAGCGCGGGCAAATTCAGCCTGACTGCCGTTGAACCGGCTTTCAATCAAGTTTTTCAGATTATCAAGTCTGCTCATTTCTTTACTCCCAGCTAAATCAACGTTTTAAATTATAAAGCAACGCTATATATAACAATGCTACTATTTTGCTTGCGTTTTGAAAATAGCTTTGCTATACTATTGCTATATTGAATATAGCAAGGTTGAAATATGAACTTAATTGAATATTGCGCCATTCGCGGGAATCAATCTTACCTAGCAAAGAAAACGGGGATTTCACCAGCATTCATCAATCAGATTGCACGAGGCGTTAGAAGTGTTCCTGTTCAGTCGGCGGCACTGATTGAACAGGCAACAAAAGGCGAAGTAACACGGCAAGAGATGTTCCCTGATGATTGGGAAAAGATTTGGCCTGAATTGGCAAAAAAGCAGCGAAAAAAGTGAATAACCAAAAGAAAAGCCCGCACGAGGCGGGCGATTCCCCTGAATTGCGAGGAAACGATTCAGGTAAGACGAGAGATGATTATGAACCAAAAGCAAACGCAATGCAAGAAGATTGTCGAGTATATCCGCGCAAACGGACACATCACATCTTACGAAGCTTACGCAAAGCTGGATATTACCCAGCTTGCCGCACGAATAGCGGACTTGGAAAGTCTTGGATTTGAATTTAACAAACCGCGTTACAAGGTCGGCAACTGTAAAAATCCGGTCGCCCATTACTCAATAGCCAGGTCAGGAATTGAACCATGAGCCGAGAACAAAGAATACACGAAGCTCGATTGAAAGTCTTGGCTTATATGCAAGCCGAAGACGTGAGCAAGGCGCAGGAAGCATTGGATAAGTGGGTTGAAGAAGTGAAAGGGGTTGATGATGGAAACCAACGAAAAGCCTAGTTTTTACGCAATATTGCCCGCTTATGTGCGTTATGAAAAACGCCTGAAACCTGCGGAACGTTTACTTTTCGCAGAAATATCAGCCCTGACAAACAAGCTTGGATATTGCACCGCATCAAATGGCTATTTTGCCGAACTGTACGAAACCAAAAAAGAGACTGTAAGCCGATGGATAAGCCATCTTTCAGAACTTGGTTTTGTGAAATTAGAAATGGTTTACGAGGGTAAACAAATCAAGGGTCGAAAGATTTGGATTGACGAAAAAGTCATGACCCCTATTGACGAAAAAGTCATGACCCCTATTGACGAAAAAGTCATGACCCCTATTGACGAAAAAGTCAAAGGTAATAATACAAGATTAAATAATACAAGATTAAATAATACCCCCTTACCCCCAAACGACGAAAACGGAAAAGACGATTTGAACGCTGACGCGTTTGTTTCCGCTGACGCGAAAACGCATGGGCAAGACGACCAAGATGTTTTGCAGACAGTGGGACAGGAAGCAGGAGCGGAACAATCCACACTGAAGACAAACAGCGAAAGTAAAACCGACAGTAGCCGAAAGGGAAACCGCCAAGATGGGAATGTTCCGCGCCGCCGCCGATCCGACAGCGTGCCGTGCCAAGCCATCGCAGACTGCTACAACGAGATTCTGGGCGACCGCCTGCCGAATGTGCAGTTGCTCAACGAAACGCGGAAACGGGCAATCACGGCGCGATGGATGGAAATCAAAGGGACGAAAGCCCCAAACGGAAAAATCCGATTTGAAAGCACCGAAGACGGCTTGAACTGGTTTGCATCGGTTTTCCGCAAAGTGGCGATGAATCCGTTTTGGATGGGCGATAACAGTTCGGGATTTGCAGTCAGCTTTGATTGGATTTTTAAACCGGCAAACTTTTTGAAAATCATCGAATGGCGACCACCGAAACACTAAAACCAAAGACGAGGAAACGAAAAAATGAACGAAGTTGAAGAGATGATGGCAGTCGAATCGCTGACGAGCCTTGAAGCAGAACAGACGGTCTTAGGGGCGATTTTGATTGACCCGGCAGCGATTGTGAAATGCGCCGTGCTGACGCCTGAAAAGTTTTACCAAGCGCAGCACAAGATTATTTTCCGCGCCCTGCTGGATATGGCGGCGGCAAACGAGCCGATAGACGTGATCACGGTAAGCGACAAACTGGAAGCGCGCGGCGAAGCGGAAAACGCGGGCGGGTTGTCCTACCTGATCGAGTTGCAGCAAAACACGCCGTCAGCCGTAAATATCGCCCGATACGCAAAAATCGTGAACGACCGTTACGTTGAGCGGGGATTGCTGAAAGTGTCGTCCGAGATTGAAAAAATCGCCCTTGCCAAAGATGGCGGCGACGTTGCCCAAAAACTCAATGCGGCGGCGGATTGCTTGGCGGAGGTAGGCAAAGACGCGGTAAAGCGTGAAAACAAAACCTTTGCCGAAACCCTGAAAGATTTGGTCGTTGATTTGGAAAGACGGCTTGAGGGTGTGCGGTTCGGGTTGCCGACAGGTCTGCCGCAACTGGACGAAGCAATCGGCGGGCTACCCGATGGGAGCCTGATCGTAATTGCCGCCCGCCCATCAATGGGCAAGACGGTGTTAGCCGAAAATATCGCCCGCTTTGCGCTTAAACAAGGCAAGGTGGTGCATTTCCAAAGCTACGAGATGTCGTCTATGGAGCTTGCCCGCCGAAGCATGGCGGCGGAATGCAGCATTGACATGAAAAGCCTGAAAACTGGTCGCCTGACCGAAATGGAATACTCCAACATGGGTGGCTACATGATGAAAGCGTCTGACTGGCGGCTTGATGTGAATAGCGACCTGCTGAACGTGGACGAACTTTGCTTCTTGGCAAAGGAAAAGAAAATGACGACGGGGCTTGATTTGTTGGTCGTTGACCATCTGCACATCATGCCGCGGGCGGGCAAAGACGAAGTGGCGGAACTTGGCAACATATCCCGCCGCCTGAAAAACCTTGCCGTCGAACTGAATATCCCCGTCGTGCTGGTTGCCCAGTTGAACAGGGGCAGCGCGAAAGCGGCAGACAAACGCCCGAACATGGCAGACATTCGTGGCAGCGGCAGTGTCGAGCAGGACGCAAACATCATCATCATGCCGCACCGCGAAAGCTACTACGACAACCAAGTCAACCCGCATCTTGCTGAGTTGATTATCGCCAAAAACCGTGATGGCGAAATGGGCAGCGTGGTTTGCGGGTGGAAAGGTCAGTTTGCACGATTTGAAAACGAGCCTGATCTGAATTGGACACCGACCGAGCAGGGTAACAAGTGGGGAAATGAGTATGAGGTCTGAAACCTGCTACCACTGCCTACACGCAGATTTTAAAGCTGAATCGGAAAGCACGATGCGCGGGTTTGCGAGATGCACAAAGGCGCGAAACCCTGAAGAGCGGTCTAAATATTACTTTGGTGGCTATGAGTGCGACAAAGGTAAGTTTGAAGCCGCGCCGGCGGCAACGATGGCAAAACGGAAAAACGAATTTGAAAAATGGAGAACGCAAAAATGACGAAAGTTTGTATCAGGTGCGGTGAAGAAAAGCCGTTGAGCGAGTATCACAAAAGCGGCTTGGATGCCTATGGGAACAGTACGTTTAAGTCCAAATGCAAGGAGTGTTGCAGCATAGAGGGCAGATATTACCGAGAAAAAAACAAAGAAACCCTGAAGCAAAAGCGGGATGAATTGAGAACTGGGAAAGTGGTTGATGTGAGTATCTCAATGCGCGAGGCCGCACGAAAGGCAAATCAGGAATTTCCGCTTTTAAGCCCTGCCTACTGGAACACGGGCGCGGCTAAACGAGTTTACGAAGAATTGGGGTTGAAATGGCAGTTTTAAGTCTACCCTACCCCATTAGTACAAATCGATATTGGCGGACGTTCCGCAACCGTCAAATCGTCAGCAAGGAGGCGGTGGCATACAAGGCGCGGGTTGCCGCCATCGCCGCTGAAAACGGTATCAAGCCGACTGGTAAGGCGGTAAGCCTGACGGTGCAACTAGTCCCAAAGGCGAACAAGGACGGGTCGGCAAGCAAAGTCTGCTTGGATTTGGATAACTGCCTGAAAGTCTGTTTGGACGCGTTACAGGGCGTCGCCTACGAAAACGACAATCAGGTCAGACGTATTGTTGCCGAGTATAGCAATGAGCCGGTCGCAGGCGGCGGCTTGGTGATAAAGGTTGAGGAGTTGGAATGAGCAGGGATGAATTAAGACGGTTGGCATTTCTCTACCGATTTTATGACGAAATTATGAATAAGCGAAGCGCGCTTAAATCAACACTGAAAAACCGCGCCAAAAGGAAAAGGAAAAAGAAATGAGTGCAATACGCAAAGCCGCTAAAGGCGAGCAATGCACACTCAACATCGCGGGGGTGTGCAATTACAACCCTGAAACCGTCGTCTTTTGCCATTTCCCAAGCGAGACGCACGGCATGGGGCTGAAAAGCGATGACTTGAGCGGCGGATTTGGGTGTAGCTCCTGTCATGACGTGATAGATGGTCGGTCGCATATCAAGTTGAGCCGCGAAGACAAAGAGTTTTATATGCGGCGGTCGCAATTCCGTACGATGGGCCGCCTTGTGGATTTGGAGATTATCAGCGTGAAAGGTCGTCTGAAATGAGTTGGATTTTAGTAATATTTTTGGTTTTACTTGGGATAGTCATCGGTGTATTGGGTTTTGTTATTTGGTTTGGCATAAATTTCAGGATATTGAAATGAACGAAGCGAAATTCAGACTGACGCCCGAAAACAAAAAGGAAGTCATGCGGTCGATTTGGGACAACCTGAACGGCTGGTTTGAAAACGGCAATTTAGATATCACGATCCGACCGCACAAATCCAAACGCAGCATCGAGCAAAACCGCCGCCTTTGGAAAATTTACGGGGAATTGGCGGATAAGGCATGGGTCAACGGCAGGCGGTACAGCGCGGAAACGTGGCACGAGTATTGCAAAGGCGTGTTACTGGGCTTTGATATTAAAGCCATGCCCGACGGCACAGAAGTCAAAACGCCGATAAGCACGACAACGCTTAATACGGCTGAGATGACGGACTATCAAAACCGCCTGCAATCGTGGGCGGCTGGGGAATTTGGAATAATTTGGGAGTTTTGATGTACAAGAACGTGGAACAAGTCTTACGGGATGTTTATAAAATTCAAGGTGTGCGGATGGAGCCGTTAAATAACACGGCGTCTGTCTGCGCATGGTGTGAAAGCAAAGGCGTGATGGGCGGCGGTGGAGAATTAACGCAAGCCGAGACACACGCAAACGCCGCGATGATTATCAGCCGTATAGAGCGCGTGCTGAACCGCTACGAGTTAGCGGCGGTAGAGTGTAAATACAGCAGCGACTTGAGCGGTATTATCGACCTGACGGCATACATCGAGGAGCAAAACAACGGCGTGAATCTGTTACTGTGTGATGCACTAGTGAGCCATATTTTGAAAGAGCGACCTAAACGACTTGAGATTATGGATAAATACAATATTTCGAACGGGTATTTTTACAAGCAGTTGAAAAAAGTGAAATCGATTATTGCTGCTTTGGAGTACACGGCGGGGGTAAAACTGTATGACGAATTTAAATCCTGTGGCATAATCCTAAACACCCAATTACTATTAAACCAGAAGGATGAAAAATGAAGAAATTATTAATTGCAGCCATGTTATCCGCTGCTTTCTTGGCGGGCTGTACGGATGTGAAAGATGTGGTTATCAGTAAAAAGGAAGATATTGAAACGCATTCAGGCGACTTGAAGAAATTACCTGATGAAGATAAAAAATTGGTTTTAGGCTACTTTTTACGCGCAGAAGGAAATGGTCTGTTTGGCGAAAAGGCGGAATATGGCGTAACGGTCGGCGAAGCAATCAAACGTCAAAAGGAATTTATCGCCAAGCAAGGGGCAGCGGAAACAGCGAAGAAAGCGGCGGCTGAAAAAGTTCAAAAAACCTATTCGGTAAGTTATTCAGGATTTGAAAACACGGAGATTCCCGGTATTGGCGAAGGGCTTAACCTGAAATTGTCATTTACCAATAACAGCGACAAGGGCATAGACGCCATAAATAGCGCAATTAGGTTGGTTGTTGAGGGTGTGGATGGCTCTGTTACCCTGAATATGGGTGATGAGGTCTTTAAAAAAACGCTGAATCCTAGTGAGACGGCTGAGATGATATTCACAGCAGCGGCTAATGATTTAAGAATGGCGAAAATCAAACAAGGCGGTGCGAAAGTCAATGCGTCATTTGAAAAGTTGGAAGTATTGCACTCAGATGGTAAAGTGGAAAAAGTTTTAGAATAACTATTGATGCCCGTGTAATGTTTTGGTAGAATTATGGTATAGTTTGGAAATAGCTATATAAACCGCCTTTACAGGGCGGTTTTTGCGTTTTCAGACGACCTGAATTTCAGGTTTTCTAGCCATGCCAAAACTGGCAAACGGCAAAAGGGGCGGCTTAGCCGTTGAGGAAGATGACGCGGACGCTTCCAAATAAACAGGGGGTCGCGCCCCACTCTCCTTGTTGGTCTCTGTAAAAAACGCGGAGCAAGTGAAACAGCGTTTGCCCGGCCTAATGGTCGCCTGCCATGACAGGCTGTAAAGTGGTTCTTGCACATAGCCCCTGCCGTCATCGGTATGGGGCTATCCCTTTTATGTTGCTGTGTTTACACTCCTTGCCGTCTAAATTCTGATTAGGGTCGGAATTTGGCGGCTTTCTTTTTCTGAGAGGTTCGATATGAGCGAGAAAGAAAAACGCCCTATCGGGCGTCCGACGAAATACAAACCTGAGTATGCTACACAGGCGCAGAAGTTGTGCTTATTAGGTGCAACGGATGATGATATGGCTGATTTTTTTGATGTGGACGAAGCTACAATCAACCGATGGAAACATGATTTCCCAGAGTTTTGCGAGTCCGTAAAAAAAGGGAAGATGTTGGCGGATGCAAATGTCGCTGACCGACTGTATCAGCGTGCTATGGGCTATGAAGCCCCTGACGTAGATATTCGGGTAGTTGGTGGAGAAATTATCCAAACCCCACTGACGAAATATTACCCGCCTGACACGCCTGCTGCTATTTTTTGGTTGAAGAATCGCCAACGTGGGAAATGGAGCGATAAATCGGAGCTTGACGTTAAATCGAGCGATGGCAGCATGACGCCAACGGTACGGATAGACGCGGAAGAGTATCGTAAGATAGCCGAAGACGTTTTGCGAGAGATTTAGCATAAAATGCTAATCTTATAGACGGCTTTAATGCCATTTTAAATTAATCTTCCAAAGGAATTTAAAATAAAATGGCATTAAAGCAGTTTGACGAGAAAGAATTGTTTGTTACACGCAGCCTTTGTTTTGAAAGCCTGTATGTATTTACGCGCTGGATGTTCCGAGAACGCCGCGGTTATCAGTGGCTTCAGGCGCGGCACCACGCCCTAATCTGTAACGCACTTGAGCGTGTTTTCAATGGCGAAACAAAACGCCTGATTATCAACATCCCGCCGCGCTACTCGAAAACGGAAATTGCGGTAGTGAACTTTATCGCGTGGGCGATGGGGCGTGTGCCTGATTGTGAGTTTATTCATGCGAGTTATTCGGCGACACTGGCGGTCAATAATTCCGTGCAGATTCGGAACTTGGTACAGCATGAAGAGTATCGGGCAATATTCCCAAATGTGGAACTTGAAAGCGAAAGCAGCAGCCATTGGAAGACGACCGCAGGCGGCGTGATGTACGCGACAGGCGCAGGCGGTACGATTACCGGTTTCGGCGCGGGTAAACAGCGTGACGGCTTCGGCGGGTGCATCATCATTGACGATCCGCACAAAGCTGACGAGGCCCGAAGCGAGGTTAGGCGGCAAAACATCATTGACTGGTTTCAAAATACGGTCGAATCGCGGAAGAATAGCCCCGACACGCCGATTATCTTAATTATGCAGCGTCTGCACGAGAAAGATTTGGCGGGCTGGCTGCTTGACGGCGGTAACGGCGAAGAGTGGGAGCATTTATGCCTATCTGCCATTCAGGAAGACGGTACGGCGTTGTGGCCTGAGAAACACGACATCGAAACACTGCGACGAATGGAACAAGCCGCGCCGTATGTGTTTGCCGGGCAGTATTTACAACGCCCTGCCCCGCCTGATGGCGGCACGTTCAAGCCTGACAACCTGCAATTTGTGAAAGCACTGCCCGCTGGGAATATCCGATGGGTACGCGGATGGGACTTGGCGTCCACTGCGAACGACGGCGACTACACGGCGGGAGGCAGGCTTGGTGTTACAGAAGATGGGCGGTACATCATCGCCAACGTTGTGCGCGGACAATATGGCGCAGACGAGCGGGATAGGATATTGCGAAACACGGCGCAAAAAGACGGCGTGAAAACGAAAGTGTCCATCCCGCAAGACCCCGGTCAAGCTGGTAAATCGCAAACCCTGTATCTAACCCGTCAATTGGCGGGTTTTTCTGTATCTGCTAGCCCCGAATCGGGCGATAAGGTTACGCGCGCCGAACCGTTCGCCGCACAGGTCAACATCGGTAATGTGATGGTGTTGGATGACGGCACATGGGATACGGGCGCGCTTATCGCTGAAATGCGTATGTTCCCAAACGGTCAGCATGACGACCAAATCGACTGCCTGAGCCGTGCATTTAGCGAGCTACTGGACACCCGAACAGGGATGATTGATTACCTGCGTTCGCAGGTTGAGGCAAACAAATGAGTAAAAAGACACCATTATCACAAGGCTTTATTGCCCGCGCGGTCGCTGGTGTCCGTTACGCCTTTACCGGCAATGCGGACGGGTGGTTTGACGCAGGCGAGCCTTTAGCCCCTGTTGCGCAACAGGCAGAGGGTCGGCGGTTCGATTATGAGCCGTTTTACAACGTCGGGCATTCCAAGCCGCGCGAACGTGAGGCGATAGGCTTTGCGCAATTACGCGCCCTTGCCGATAACTACGACGTGTTGCGTTTGGTTATCGAAAAGCGCAAAGACCAAATGGAGGGGCTGAAGTGGACGATTCAAAAGCGCGATGTCGAGTCAACCAAGACCAACGAATCACAGCGCAAAGACCGAAAGGTCGATGAAGCGATTGCGTTCTTTCAGTCGCCTGACAAAGAGCATACATGGTCGGATTGGTTGCGTATCTTGCTGGAAGACTTGTTTGTCATTGACGCGCCGTGCATCTACCCACGCAAAACACTGGGCGGCGATTTGTACGCCCTTGAAGTGATAGACGGCGCAACGATTAAGCGCGTGCTGGACAACACAGGCCGCCTACCCTTGCCGCCTGAAACGGCGTATCAGCAAATCTTGCACGGCATGGCGGCGGTTGACTACACGGCGGACGAGTTGATTTACCGTTCGCGTAACAACCGAAGCTACAAGGTTTACGGCTATTCGCCCGTCGAGCAAATCATCATGACCGTGAATATTGCCCTAAAACGGCAACTTCACGCGCTGGAATACTACACGGCGGGCAGTGTGCCTGACGCGCTTGTCGGCGTGCCTGAAGCGTGGTCGGCTGACGAAATTCGGCGATTTCAAGAGTATTGGGATTTACTGTTGTCGGGTGAGACGGCGGAACGGCGCAAAATGCGTTTCGTGCCGGGCGAGTTGGCCCGAAACTTTAAAGAAACGAAGCAGCCACCGCTAAAGGACGTTTACGACGAATGGCTGGCACGCGTCGTCTGCTTTGCGTTTAGCGTCGAGCCTACGCCGTTCGTGGCACAGGTAAATCGCAGCGTGGCAGAGACGAGCCGTGAACAATCGCTTTCAGACGGCATGAGTAGTCTGAAGAACTGGGTGAAAGCCCTGATTGATGACGTACTTGCCCGCTATATGGATATGGCGGCTTATGAGTTTGTTTGGAGGGAAGAGGAATCACTCAACCCGAAAGAACAGGCTGAAATCTACGCCATCTACAAAAACGCAGGCATTCTGACCGCTGACGAAATCCGCGCCGAACTGGGCAAGGAGCCATTGCCGGAGCAGACTGAACCAAATCAGCAAGATGACCAACAGCCTGAAGAGCAGCCGAACCAAGAGGCTGAAAAGCTGGGAAAGTCGGAAAGCCCGATGAGCGAAGACGAAGCCGCCGCGCTTATTGAGGCTTATTTGCTGACGCGTGTTGACGGCTTGGCTGAACAAATCGCCGCGCTGATTGATGGGGCGGCTGTTGATTGGCAGGCTGAAGACCTGACTGCCGAACTGAACCGAGTAGCAAAAATCGTTACCGACGGTTTGGACTTTGGCGAGTGGGACGGCTTGTCTGATGTGGTCGAACCGATAATCAGGCGGGCGGCTGAAGATGGGGCGGTTGCCGCCTTGTTGCAGGTCATGCCTGACCCTGCTGTCGGTATGGTTACGAACATTCGCAGCCGTGCCGTCAAGTGGGCGCATGACCGAGCCGCCGAAATGGTCGGCATGAAGTGGGTAGGCGGCGAGCTTATCCAAAACCCTGCCGCCGAGTGGCAAATCACAGAGGGAACGCGCGAAATGATACGCGCCCAAGTGGTTGAAGCTATGCAAAACGGCGACAGTGTGCAGGAATTGGCAGGTCGTCTGAAAGAATCTCACGCCTTTAGTAATACCCGCGCCCGAACCATTGCCCGAACAGAGACGGCGATGGCAGACGGTATAGGCAACCTGATAGGCTGGGAAGAAACGGGGCTTGTTGCCGGTAAGCAGTGGATAACCGCCGAAGATGACAAGGTTTCCGCGATTTGCAATACAAACGGCAAGATGGGTGTGATTGGTCTGCATGAGCATTTCGCGCATGGTGGTATGACACCGCCCGCTCACCCTAATTGCAGGTGTACGGTCGTCCCTGTTTTGGCAGATGATATGCCAAAAGTTTAGTTTTTACTGGTGGTAGTGATGGGTTTGCCGCTCTCTTTACGGGGGGCGGCTTTTTTTTGGAGTAACGAATGGCAAAGTTATACGCAGAAATCGCCAAAATGGAAGCACAGGATGACGGTACCGTCAAAGTTTGGGGTTATGCCTCAAGTGAGGCGGTCGATTCAGACGGCGAAATCATCGCGGCGGAAGCAATGAAAGCAGCCATTCCCGGCTATATGAAGTTTGGCGCGGTGCGTGAAATGCACGGCTCAAACGCGGCGGGAACGGCTATCGAAATCAACGTCGAAGACGACGGGCGCACGTTTTTTGGGGCGCACATCGTTGACCCTGTTGCGGTTACGAAAGTCAAAACAGGCGTTTACAAAGGTTTTTCAATCGGCGGCAGCGTCACCGCCCGCGACGAGTTGAATAAGTCGCAAATTACGGGCTTGAAGCTGACAGAAATCAGCCTTGTTGATCGCCCTGCAAATCCTGACGCGGTGTTTACCTGCTTTAAAGCAGATAAGCCCAAAGACGGCGAAGAGGCTGATAAGGACGACAAGCCAGCCGATAAAGCTGACGAAACGCCTGCTGACGATGCCGAAAAGGCAGACGACGACAAGAAAGATGACAAAGAAGACGGCAAGAAAGACGAAGCCGAGAAATCGGCAAGCGTTGAATTGTCCGAATCTGAAATCGCCATCTTGAAAGCAGTTTTGGCAAAGGCTGAGAAGCCGAAAGACGAGCCTGTCGCTAAATCAATGTGGCAAGTCAAATCACTGGCTGATGTGTTGATGTCGCTGAAATGGCTGATTAATGATGCTGTTTACGACGGCACGGACGAAACCGTTATCGCGCAAATCAAAGAATCAGCAGCCAGCCTTGCCGAATCGTTGAAAGCTTTGACGATAAGCGAAGCCGATAAGCTGGTCGATGGATTGGCAGCCAAAGCCGACAAATCAGACGACCTTGCCAAAGCCGAATCGGTGGACGAATTGGCGAAAGCACAAGACGCGCTGAAAAAATCGAATGACGCACTTGCCAAAGCGCAGGCGGAAATTGAAAGCCTGAAGAAACAGGCAGCCCCGCCGAAAGGCAACACCAAAGCCATCGGCAAGGCAGAAGATAACGGTGAAGACCCGTTGAATGGTTTTCAGCCGATTGTAAAGAATGACGGTTCGCTTAATGATGTGGCAACACTCGTCAAGGCAGTACAAACAGGCCGTCTGTAACACCGCTTACAGGCGGTTTTTTTATTTTGGGAGCTTTATAAATGAACGTGAATCAAATCACTCAAGAAACGCTTGAACTGATGAAGTCAGCACAAGCAGGCGGCGAGCCGCTGAATAAAGGTTTTACTCAGCCGACCAGCTTTACCACCGGTCTGCAAACCTATGACCTTTCCGCGCCGTCGCAAAAACTCTATCCGGTATTGACCCCGTTGCGTAACCGTATCCCTCGCGTGGGCGGTGGTCGCACCATCGGCTCAAACTGGAAAGCCATCACTAATATCAACGTCGGCAATCAACGCGCGGGTATCAGTGAGGGTAAACGCGGCGGCGTCATCAACCATGAAATCGTTGAGCGTAACGCGCAATTCCGCGCCATCGGCTTGGAAAACCAAGTAACCTTTGAAGCGGATTACGCGGCACGCGGTTTCGAGGACGTGAAAGCGTTGGCGGTTGCCCAAACCCTGCAAGCGACTATGGTTGCCGAAGAAATGATTTTGCTGGGCGGTAACACCAGCCTGAAAGCAGGCGTTACCCCTACCCCGACCGCCGCAGCTTCCACTGACGCGCTGGGTAAAATCAGCACTTCCACCCTGTCCATCGTCTGCGTGGCTTTGGGTTTGCAGGCATACTGGGACGTCGCAGGCGCAAACAACGGCGCAATCGGTCAAAGCCTGAACATCAAAACTGCTCAAGTCCCTGCCAAAATCACGCGCCAAAACGCTGACGGTACGACCGACACATTCGGCGGCGGCTCTGCCCAAAAATCTGCGGCTGCTTCCGTTTCCGGTGTTGGTGCAGGCAAAAAAGTAACCGCTATGATTCCAGCCGTTCGCGGCGCGGTTGCCTACGCTTGGTACTGGGGTACAGCCGGTTCCGAAAAACTGGGCGCGATTACTACCGCTGCCAAAGTGGAAATTTTGGCAGACGCTGAGGGTACTCAAACCGCTGCTTCCCTGCCGTCTGAAGACAATTCGACTTCAGTGCTGGAGTTTGACGGCTTGTTGACCCAAATCGCCCTGCCTGATTCAGGCGCGTTCTGGTCTGACAACAAAGGCAACGGCTTGACCTCTGACGGCGCAGGCGGTGTGTATGAGTTTGAAGAAGCGTTTGCGCATTTCTTCTCAAAATACCGCTTGTCCCCCGATACCATCTACGTCAATGCCCGCGATTTGGCTGCGTTGACCAAGCTGATTATCGGCAACGGTGGCGCGCCGCTGATTAAGCTGAAAGTTGACATCGACAACGCCGCGAACATTCGCGCGGGTGTGGTGGTTGGTTCATACCTGAACAAAATCACAGGCGACGAACTGAGCATTGTGGTACACCCGAACTTGCCTGCCGGTACTTACCTGTTCTACTCGACCCGTCTGCCTGCCTACGTTCAAGGCATCGGCAATCTGCTGCAAGTACGCACGCGCCAAGAGTATTACCAAATCGAATGGCCGCTGCGTACCCGTATGTATGAATACGGTGTCTATGCGGACGAGTTGCTGCAAGGTATGTTCATGCCTGCATTTGGTATGATTACCAACGCGGGTTAATCCTAATAAGGTCGTCTGAATTTTCAGGCGGCCTTTTCTTTTTGGAGAATTAAAATGACTGAATTGGTTAAATTGCAAGCCCCTGAGGGCTTTACCGATGTTTCCTTTGGTAGCCAAAGCTACACAGTGGGTGAAGACCGTATCGTGGAAGTGCCGTCAGAGGCAGCGCAATTCTTGTATCAATTCGGCTTCGGCAACGTTGCTGCTGAAGCTGCCGAAACTGAAGAGCCTGAAAAAGCCAAGCGCGGACGCAAAGCGAAAACCGAGCAGCCAGCAGAGCAACCAGCTGAACAAGCCGAACCTGCTGAAGCGGTAGAGCCTGCCGAAGCTGAACAGGCTGAAGCCGAGCAAGTTGCCGAACCTGAAAAGGCTGAATAACGATGACCGCCCTTGTCTCTCTTGATTTATTCAAACAGCGGCTAGGCGTTACCCACGACAAGCAGGACGGATATTTCCAAACCCTGCTTGACGGGGTATCGGCGGCTGTTGAAGCCTACATAGGACGCAAACTCGAAGCGGCTGACTACGTCGAGCGTTACAACGGCAACGGCAAAAACCGCATCGTCCTGAATCAATACCCTGTCCTATCCGTGTCGTCCGTGAAAATCAACGGGCGCACGGCAAACGACTGGGATTTTGATAATTGGCTGCTGATACGCCATGCCTGTTTTGCACAGGGAATCCGAAACGTCGAAGTATCGTACCGCGCGGGCTATGAAAACATACCCGCTGATATTCAGGAAGCCATCTTGATTATTGCAACGCAGCGGATGAACGAAATCGAGAACAAGGGCGTACAGTCGAAAACACTTGCAGGCGAAACCATCTCGTTCTCTACGTTCAGCGAGTCGGGCGGTGTACCGCCGTCGGCGTTTGCGATACTCAATGAGTATAAAAGAAAGGGCGTGTAATGCTAAAGATGGAATTTATCGGCGGCGATGTTTTAGCGGCGATGTTTCGCTCCTACGGCGATAAGGTTCAGGCGGCTATTGTGCAGTCTGTCGGACGGTCAGCGTTACGGCTGCAACGCGAAGTCATGGGAAACCGCCTGTCTGGGCAGGTGCTGAATGTACGGACGGGCAATCTGCGTCGGTCGATACACCAGCGCGTAACCAACACGGGCAGCGCGGTAATCGGCGAAGTAAACACCAACGTCCGCTACGGCAAGGCGCATGAATATGGCTTTGCAGGCACGGTAAACGTCAAGGCATCTTTGCGTCAGGTTCGTCAGGCATTTGGGCGGCCGCTGAAATCGCCGCGATACGTTCAGGTGCGCGCGCATTCTCGAAATGTTCGCCTGCCTGAACGGTCATTTCTGCGGTCGGCTTTGCGTGATATGAAGCCTGAGATTGAAGCCGATTTGAGAAACTCCGTCAAAGGGGCATTGAGATGAACCGTGAAGCGATTTATTCCGCGCTGTGGGCGAAGTTGGACGCATTGGATGGCTTTGTTACCAAGAGCCGCAAACTGCTGCACTGGAACGATGTGAAACGCTACGACCAGCCTGCGTTATTTATGGCGCAGGGCGATATGCAGGCGGTAACGCTGACCGGGCAGGAAACCAAGTGGATTTTGCGCGTCGATGTGTATCTGTACGTCCAAACGTCAGGCGAGCCGCCCGCGCCCATCATGAATCCGCTGATTGACGCGGTGTGCAATACCGTGAACGCCGTCCACCCTATCACGGGTAAGACGGCTTTAGTGGTAGATGGCGCGGACATTGAGTATTGCCGCGTCGAGGGTACAGTGGAAACAGACGAAGGAACGCTTGGTGAACAGGCGGTCTGTATTATCCCGATTATGATTTGCGCCGCGTAATGCGGTTTTATTTTTGAAAGGAAATGTCATGCAGTTGACGTTTGGTAGCGGCGAAGTGTTCGCCGAAATGATTACGGACGCCTATGGCAACCATGTGCAGAACGCAACGCCCGTGCGAATCATGGGCTTGCAGGAAATGTCCGTCGATTTATCGGCGGAATTGAAAGAGTTCTACGGTCAAAACCGCTTTGCTTTGGCGGTTGCACAAGGCAAGGTCAAAGTGTCAGGCAAATTCAAAGGCGCGCTAATTAACGGTCTTGCCCTGAATACCCTGTTTTTTGGCGCGGAATATGCAACCGGCACCATGAAAGCACTCTGGGCGGATGTAACGGGTAAAGCCGTACCGTCAAGCGGCGCATATACCGTACAAGTAACTGCGCCTAACGGCGGTCGCTTTGTTGAAGATGCGGGCGTGATGGGTAGCGATGGTACGGCATACATCAAGGTCGCCAGCAATCCGACAGCCGGTCAATACATGGTGTCTGCAACAGGTTTGTACACCTTTGCTGAAGCGGATAAGGGTAAAACCGTCTATCCGAGCTTTACCTACACCCAAACCATGCCGTCAGCCAAGAAACTTGAACTGACTAACTTGGCGATGGGCAACACGCCGACCTTTAAACTGAAATACCTGACGCAGTTTAAGGGTAAAAAAGCCCTGCTGGAACTGGAAAGCGTAACCAGCGGCAAACTGGGCTTGTTCTCGACCAAAAACGATGACTTTTCTGTCCCTGAAATCGACTTCACGGCACAAACCGATGAGGCGGGCTTTAAAGTCGGTACGTTGTGGATCCAAGAGTAATCCGTGCAGACCGTCCGAAAGGGCGGTCTTTTTATTTGACCTGAATCAAGGAAACAAAAATGACAGTACGAATTAAAGGCGTAACCGTCGAACTGAACGGCACAAATTACGTTATCCCACCTATCGCACTTGGCGCACTGGAGCAGTTGCAAGAACGTATCGGTACGTTTGACGGCAACGTCCAAGACGCAAAACAAATCTCTACCGTTATCGATTGCGCCCATGCCGCCATGCGTCGGAACTATCCCGACATGACGCGTGAAGAAGTCGCCGACTTAATCGACATCGGCAACATGAATGAAGTGTTTGCCGCTGTGATGGACGTATCAGGCTTGAAACGCAAAGAACAGGAAGCCGCACAAGCGGGGGAAGTTCAGGCGGCGGACTGAGTTTCGGCGCGATGATTGCCCACGTCTGCGCCTCTAC